GATGGGCGTTGTATGCGTTCCATTGGAGCCGTCGATGGTCTTCGGGCCATGTTTTCAGTCCAGCACACGTGTACTACGCACCCTGGTTACTCTGGTGCCCCGCTTGTTAGCAGGGGTAGAGTGGTTGCTGTCCACGTTAGTGGGCAGATCAAGTGTAACCAAGCTGTCAGTCTTGATTGGTTGCAGGGTCTTGTCCCTAGCGATGAATCACCCACTACTGAAAGAGGGTATAGATACGACGCGGAGTTGCAAGAAGGCGAAGACTTCCAGCTCACCTTCAATGGAGAGTGGTACGAAGGGTATGCTGACGAGCGGGCGTACGGTAAGATGGAAAGTATGAGGTCCTACCAGTCAAAAGCCGGTTTTAACTGGGCTGACGACCTGGACTCGACCCCTTATGATTATGATATGAGGGGTCTTGAGACTGGAGTCGAGGCCTCGGGAAAAGACCAGGCCCGAGTTATGACCAAGGACTCGGATGCCAGCTCGGACAATATTCTTGGTCCCCAGGGGAGTTCCGCAACGAGGAGGGAATGCGACTCATCTCAGTCGGTCATTTCCCCCACTACTCAGACAGTGTCAAGAGGCAGCGCAACCCGGTCATCTACGCAGAAGAAGAAGCGGCGTGCCCGGAAGTCAAAGACTACCAGTGGCCTCCTGCCGGAAGACTCGCAGTTGAACGCTCCCTCAAGCAACACTGTCAGGGTTTCAGACGTGCCCCCCCACCATCCCCAGCAGTTATCGAAGAGGCCATCGCCTACCTCGTTGACTCAGGCGAATATCCTCGGACAACTGTCCCAGGAGGATTTGCAGAAGGTTCTGAACTCGCTAGAGTGCTTGAAGGGTATGAACCTGATTTAGAGGTTCTAAAGGAGCAGTTAAACCTTGAGGCGTGTTTCGGAGACATTCTGGCGGATTCCACACCAGGTATCCCGTGGATGTCTCTGTCGAATACTAACAAGGCGCTCCTCGGCGAATACAAGGGGTTCCTTGTAGACGCTGTCCTGGATAGGGTTATCACTCGCGTCAAGAACCTCGGTCGAGAGGTGGATGCCGTAGAGTCAGTTCGGGAGGGGTTAGTGGACCCGGTTCGCTTGTTCGTTAAGGATGAGCCACACGCGTCTAAGAAGATTTCGTCAGGAAAGTTGCGGTTGATCTCCGGCGTGTCCATCGTTGATCAGGTTGTCGAGCGCTTATTGTGCTCCAGCCAGAACAACGCTGAGATTCGTGACTGGAGAACCTGTTCTTCCAAACCAGGCTTGAGCCTGGCGGATGACGGTCTTCAGGACATGGCGCGGTGGTTCCGCGAACAGTTGAAGGAGGGTCCCTTGCAGCAGACGGATATCTCAGGCTGGGATTGGTCTGTGCAAGAGTGGGAGCTGGTCGCCGACGCGGAGTGTCGATCGCGTTTGGCCGGAGCTGGAAGAGGAAGTTTATTCCACTCGCTCCAAGAGCAGAACGCTAGATTGGTCTCCAAGTCGGTTTTCGTCATCCCCGGTGGTGAAATGGTCGCACAGCTCGATGCTGGGGTCCAGCTGTCTGGTCGCTACTGTACGAG